AAAGTTTTAACAGGAAACAATAAAGTAACTATTGGTATAAGTGATTTTCCAGCTGAAACTAGAACAGATTCTCCATTAAGTCCCTTTACAATTACATCGTCTACGAATAAAGTAGATACAAGAGCAAGAGGGAGATACGCTAGTATTAAAATAGAAAATACCGGATCGGGTGAATCGTGGAGATTTGGTACCTTTCAAGTAGACATACAACCAGATGGTAGAAGATAATGACAAAGATAGTAGTAAGATTACCAGAACCTAAAAAAGAATATACCGAGGATAACCAAAGACAAATTAACAGAGCTATCTCTACGGTGGTAGAACAATTGAATGCCACTTATTTAACACAATTAAAAGAAGACTCTGAAAGATACACATTTTTTGGATTAGGATAAAATGGCAAATATATATAAAAATGATAAAGTAAGTTTAACAAATACAGATCTTACAACTTTATACACTGTGCCTTCTAACTCTAGAGCTATTGTTAAATCTATAAACGTAGCAGAGGATGCAGCAGGTTCAGCAGTTGTAAAAGTAACTTTAACTAACGCAGCAGGCACAGCTTTCGTAATTGATAATGATGTCAGTTTAACTTCTGGTCAAAAAGAACAAGTGTTGACAGAACCTTTAATTATGGAAGAAAGTGAAGTATTAAAAGTTCAAGCAACTAGTGGTGCAGTTGATGTTGTTGCATCTATATTAGAAATAAATAGGGAGGATAGATAATGCCATTTGTAGAAACAGAGTCTTCTGTAAGATATGAAACAATAGACGGTAAAAGAGTTCCGGTTATTACACCTAAAACAGAAGTAACATTAACAAACACAGAAACAGGTCAAGAGTATATGTCAGATGCTGAAGCCATGCAGGATGTACAAAATCCTAATACCTCTACTAAATCTGAGCATATTAGAAGAGATGTTCATGTAACTGTAGAGTCAATACCTTTGGGCACAGCCACTAACATCAGCGATTGACGGAAGTAGTAAAAACAAGTAAATTAGTAGATTATGGGACTTAAAAGATTTTTTAAAAAAATTACCAAACCAATAGCAAAAGTATTAGACAAAGTCGTACCTAATGAAATTAAACCTTTCTTGCCTTATGCGGCAGCAGCGGTGCCTTTTTTAGCACCAATGGGAATAGCTTCATCTATGGCTGGTAGAGCATTTTTATCAGGCGGTGCTAATTTATTATCCCAACTATCTCAAGAAGGTAGCGAAGGAGATTTTTCCGGACTGTCTGCATTATTAGCAGCAGGTACAGGTGCATTGTCATCACCACAAGCAGCGGGTAAATTAAGAGACTTTCAAACTATAGGAGGGACACCTATAAGTGATGTAGCAGTTGAATCAGTTAATATTGGACAAGCAACTGGTTTAGAAGGTTTAAAAAATGTAGGACTTGAAGGTTTAGCTAAAACTTCAGAAGGAATTGTAGGTGCAAGTAAAATTTTAAAAAATCCTTTTGCAGAAGGTGTTGGATTAAAAGATGTAGGTAAAGCAGCATTCGCACCAATTGCACAAGGATCGACAGACCTTGCTATGGCTACAGCTAGAAAAGCTTTAAAAGATTATGAAGATGAATTAGCAGAATATGAAAGATTAACAGGAGAAGCACAGACAGCCTCTGATGATGCTAGAAGAACAGCTATTAGAGCTGCCATGATTGCAGGTGGTCACTCTGAAGATGTAATTAGTGAAACATTTGATTTATTAGGATTAAAAGATGGTGGTAGAGTTGGTCTTAGAGAAGGTGGTGTGTTAGCACAAATACTTCCACAATTTATGGGACGGCCTGCTTTAGAGCCTTTACAACCTGCGCTTGGAAGTTTTCAACCTTTACAACAAGCTCAAGCTGTTTTTCCTAGACTTAATCAATTAGAACAAGGAGTAAACAGAGCAGAAGAAGATTTAGGAAATATAAGAGAAAGATTAGGAAATGAATTAAGACAAGTCGTCGGCCTTCAAGGTCAAGTAGGTTTACAACAAACACCATCTGTAAATATGAATTCACTTTTACGAGGTGGAGGTGACTTGCAAGGTATGAAAGATGGTGGTATAATGGATCTTGGCGGTAAAGAAATGGATCTACGAGGTGGTGGATTCGTGCCAATAGGTAAAAAAGAGAGAG